TTTTGGTTCATTTGCGCGGGGCAATAGCGTGGTGCTCACGAAGACAATTTATTGAGGACGCATCGCTTCTGAGATTGAATCCCAAAGAATTTGGCAGGAACCCTAAAACCGGCGACACGGTTCTGACCTATCGGCAGCTGGCAAAGATATGGGTTGAGAACGAAAAATCTACCGCGACGTTTTCGAGCAAAATGCTCATCAAGTCCCTCATTTTGTATGGCTCACGCAATAGCGAGTTGAGAGAGTCGCGGAAGGAAGATTTTGATTTTGAAGAGGGCATTTGGACGTTGCCCTCAGATCGTAGCAAAACAAATAAAATCATCAGGAGGCCGATCTTCAAACAAATCGAGCCACTGCTCAAACAGTCAATCGATAGTGGCAATGGCCTGTTGTTTCACGGCGCATTTGAAAGGAACATTCCGCTGAGTATCGGCTCTTCAACCAGGTATGTCCGATTGCTTCGTGATCAGCTTAACTTTGGTGATTTTACCGCTCATGACTTCCGCAGAACGATGGCTACTCGCTTGGCAGAGGAAGGGATTGCGCCCCATGTCATTGAGAAAATGCTGGGGCATGATCTTGGAGGCGTGCTTGCAGTGTATAACAAGCACGATTGGTTAGCGGAACAGAAGGTTGCTTATGAACTCTACGCAGAAAAGATTTTCGAACAGATCAAGCTGATCTCTGATTAACGCCGCCGTTTAAAATCCACTGCTCTACCTCAGCCAGTAAGTATTTTTTAGGTCGATTTCTTACTGGCTTGGGGAACGAATGATGCAGGACATAGGTCCTCATTGTTGTTCTTGAGGTAACACCGATTTTTTGCATCGCTTCGCTTTCGAAGATCATTTCAATATTAGCCATTTTTTTTCTCCACACATTCCTGCTGCATCAGGTTTGTTTTGCCGTGACACGTCACGGCGTATTGATATTCAACTTCAGTTCGTGCCAGCCGCTGGTGGCCCAGCAAGCCGCCTCACCCTGGCAAGGGCAGGACTGCACCGGCAGCTGCTCTTTGCACTTCCCGCACTGCTGGTGGTCCAGCGTATTAAGCTGCTGCGCCAGCTCAGCGGCATCCTTTCGGATTAACAGCGCTATGTACTCGTTCAGTTCATACGGCTCACGACCGGGGCGGCGTGCGGCGCAGTTATGCGCCAGCATCTCCAGTTCCTGACTATCCAGCGCCAGCTCCAGCTTTTTACCACCGGCAGCGGCCTGTCTGGCACGCTGCGCTGCTTTGCGTTCGGCGGGGGACTTTGCCATTATTCAGCACCTCTACAAACCGGGCATGAGTTGTCAGCCATTGAATATGGAAAGCTGCTATCCAGCTCATCGCACCATTGAAGATGTTCATAACACCAGAATGGCTCCCACGGCATCCGGTAATATTTCATCTGACAGGTAATGAGGTAGGGAGCGGGAATCGGCGGCATTTCTTCTGGATAAAGCTTGTCATTCAGCTCACGCTCTGCGCGGTCCAAAAGCTTTTTCAGCGCCTGATTATCCTTTTCTAATTCGATAACCTTGGCCTGCAAATCAGACTTCGTAGCCATCAGCCGTCTCCTGATAAACCTCAAACCAGAACACCACCGGCTTATCTACCACTTCTACCAGTCCAAACCGCTCCGCAGTTCGGAAGTTGACGCTGTACAACCTTGCCCGCTCTGCCTGCGCTACTATCTGCTCTCTAAAACACTCCAGGGTGAAAGTTGCCTTGAAAAGATTGCAGGGTGCGCAGGCTGGGAATAGGTTTCCGATAACGTCATTCTCAGGACGCCAGTGCTCGCCTGTCGCTACTGTCCGGCGTGTTCCATCCTTGCGGCGGGGTCCAAACTCCCATTTTCTTAATGCAGCTTCGACATGATCCGCATGCCAGCCTTTATCAGGCAGATCACAACCGCAGTACGCGCATTTGCCGCCGAATTTCATGCGCAACTCAGCGCGCTGTTTTTTGGTTAGCGCCATCACTCCACCTCCACGCGCTGCGCTGATTTCAGCTCTACAATTTCCAGATGCTCAGGGCGTACGCGGCTGACTTTGACGGTCATGCTGCAACAACCACAAGGGGCGAACTCCAGGTTGAAACCACGACTAACACCGGTGACCACAGCCACTGAACCCGCTGGCATTTTTGCGTAGCCGTTTTCCATTGCGTATAACGTCTTCACGCGCGAACCTACCCAATCGGCCATGCGCTTTGGTGATTTGATAGCCATCACTCACCATCCTTACCGGCGCGGATTTTGGCGGCGAAATCTCCCAGGGTGAACACGATGCTCTTTAACGCTTTCCAGTCTTTGCTACCGACTTTCAGCTCTGCACATTTCGCGCCGATTGCCTCAGCAACATAATCCACACCCTCAGCCCGCACAGAGTTGAGGTAGGCGTCGGTGGCTGGGGTAGCGATATTCGGCAGGAGCGCATAATCACAGATGGATGCGATATGGCTACCGAGGTAACTATCCTCTTCCGTGCGGGGCCGCTCATCAATCATCGTGGCACGCTGCAAAATCACACCCCAGACCGTCTGGTCGGTTTCTTCTGACCAACCGTCGCATGCATCCCCACGGTAGTAGTCGATGTCACTGTCAGCTGCTGCAATCGCCTTCTCAGCAGAATCGTGCTCTTCAAAGCCGCTATCTGTGCCATAGCTGAAGAAGCCAATGCCGTTTTTCAGAATCGCATTCTCAGCCGCCAGCGCGTCACGCTGCTTCTGCAGCGCCCTGAATGCTTCGGCAATATCGAGGATGTTGGCAGGGCTGCAAAGTTCCAGATAGTCGCAAAGCCATGAAGCCTCGTTTGAGTTGCTGCCTGTTGAAATTACAGCTTCGCCACGACTCTCACAGATTATCTCGTGGGCTTGCTTACCATCTTTACCCTGACAAAGTGCGCTACTCCAGTCGCTGCCGTGCCAGTCCGCTACAAACTTCGCTTGCTCAACTAATTCATTCAGCTTTTCCATAACTCACCACCCTTAACCCATGCATTCCAAATACAGCCCGCTGGCAATCAGACGGGCGCGGCGTTTAGCTGCTTCACAGTTGCGCTTCTTTGCCTCTTCAGAGCAGTCGTTCCTGTGGTTGATCACCATTGGCTTGCGTGGTGGTCGAGCAACACGGCGCGGATTTCTGACCAGCGTGTAAGTGCGGTCAATAGAGCCACCACCCAGACAGACCTGATTCGTGCCTTCAACCTGCAGCGTTTCACCACCGCGGCGCATAATGTGAAGAACTAAACGGTTGAACTCACTCAGGGTCATACCGAGACGTTCTGCCAGCTCCCGGCCCGTTGCCGGTCCTTTTGATAACTGCCAAGCTAACTTTTCACTGAATCCGGCATTCGCCCCGGTGCTGCGCCGGAATTGGGCGACCTTTTTCATGACACCACCTTCAGCGTTATCGTGCGTGTGCGAAGCAAATCCATTTCCATTTGGGAAATGATGTTGATCGCATGTGAAATGCCGGGCTGCTGGTGGTTACCCAGCGTTGCTACAGCGCGGCGTGCTTCCCCGAGGGCTTCACCGCGAAGTGTGCGAATCCACTGATCACATGCTGGCGTGGCCAGCGCTGCGTTCAGGTCATCAATCAGCGTCAGGTCTGCACCTGCAGCCTGAAGCGCGGTAATGGTGTCAGGCAGCACGCTGTTAATACGCAGAACCTCTGCAGCCATCAGGTCTGCGCGAACGGTGGCAACGTCGAGGCGTGATGCAAGTTCAATAACCAATTTCGCCATGTCCATCAGAGATGTTTCTTTGCCGATGTTCTTAGCGAACTGGTGGCCGGCAGCGACAACTTCTTTATTCGATTTGAAGTGATGCATGTCATCGCCCTCAGTGAATGGTGATGGTGCTGTTAAGGCGCTCAGCTTCGTTCTGCGCCTTAATGGGGTTAGTGATTACTGAACCGTCAGGCATGACCCAGCCGTTGAGGATATGGCTGTAGGGCAGGGTGATAATGCCTACGGTGATATGGTCATTAGGCTTTTGCATCTCAGTAGACTCCTGGATAACAAATTTCGTCTGCATCATCAGCGTCGAGAACAAGCAGGCTTTCTCCGTAGTAAAGAGCCGCTACCAGCTTTTCGAAGTCGCTACGGAACTGGTGTACCTTCTTGCCCAGCGCATCGCCTTCAAGTGCGCCTGAGAAGAGCCGCCAGACGGGCTTTCCATCGTGCAGCACATCAACCGTCTCCCGGCCTTCGTAGGCCGTTTGTTTAGTGAAATACAGGTTGTTATCGAACTGGAACGCGTGGTCCTTACTGCGTGATCGGGTGCTATAGCTGCTGCTTTGCTCTGGTGCCTTTTCCAGTCCGACCATGAAGGAGCCATAGTCGCTGTAAGCCATAAGCACTGCTGGGGCTTCCCAGCCTTCCTGCATCGCTTCTTCCTCATGGTCTTTGACGAACGCGGACCAGAGCTCAGATGCTTTGATGTACTGAGGCACCTCATGGGACTTCACGAACTCCAGAACATGTTCGCGCATCGAGGTGATCAGACGCTCAGAAATGGCGTTACCCTCCCATGTGGCGGCAAGCTCCTTCGCCATCAGCAGGTTGTAACGCGGCAGATCGACCAGCTCGCTGATATTCGCGGGCAGCGCACCTTCTAGCGCCTTCTTCACCGCCTTCGGGAATTCACCCCAGCGGAACGTGTCTTTGATGGCCTCTTCATAAAGGCTGGTGACGTGCTTGCGAACCATGTCAGCGAACTCAGGTGACTTTTCAAACTCTGAGCAATGCGCTGCAATTGCTGTTGCCAGGCTGTTAGCTATATTGTTTTCGTTACTCATTTATGTCTCCACACACGATTTTTGGTTGCATGAATCCCTTGCCAGTGACGGCAATAAAAAAATTTTGGGATTCGTTTAAATTGGCTGGTGGGTTACTGCAATAACCCACAGCCCGATTACTCCACACAATTGAAAGGTTGCTGCGGTGCCGGGTGCCTCCCGGTGCTCTGTCAGACTGACAGAAACCAGAGCGGAGACTCTTAGACTGTATGCAGTTTTTGTCAGTCTTCCGCGTGCGCTGGCCGCATTCACCACAACGAAAAGGACACTTACTCCACGTCTCTAAAGCGTTCGGAAACACCCGCTTTGCAAATGCCCTTATCGTTGTGAAAAAGGGCGGTTAAACCAAACCATCATGAGTAACCGCCAACACAACAATTCCTTACTCTTAAAACGCTAAACCGTAAGCCAGGCTTCTGTTGCCACAATAAATACTCACAACGCCAGTATCTCCATCGCAGATCAGTTCGGCGTCAGGGAAGAGATATAAGAAGGTGATCAGATCCCAAAACTTACTGTTCGCCATTTGCTTGGATAAATTCATCTCCTATCCCGCCAATCAACCTCTGGTGAGATAAACAATAAAACTGATATGCATATAACGCAAGTGATAAAATGCGTTAATTGCAAAATCTGAATGTTTTAGGCGCAAAAAAACCCGGTCATGCCGGGTTTTGTAAGATTTGCTGAGGGCTAACCGTGTCGCTTAAAGGATTGCGACTGGCTGATCATGACTTTGCCGAAGATGTAAAAGCGGTGCTCATTAGTTTCATCAATGAACCAGTCCCGATATCGAGTGTTATCAGAAATAACTACGATTTTGTCAGGAACTATTTGCAGGCGCTTGATATGTATCTTCCCATCAAAACCAAACACATAAATTCCATCACCATCAAACTGAGTCACTGAAACATCTACGAAAATCAGATCCCCCGGCTCAATAGTTCCTGACATGCTGTCGCCGCGCACGTTGACCATCTTCACAGTGGATTGAGGCTTTCCACCGAAGAAGTTCTTAGCATGCTCTGTGTTGTACTCAATGGAGCGTATGACATCAATAATGTCACTTCCAACATACGCACCTGGGCCAGCACTCACATTTACATCAAGCAGTTCCACACGATACACATCCCCCCCTTGTATGCCTTTAACGATATCCTTACTGTTATTATATACAGTATTTTCTGGACCGGAGGGAATAAAAAGTTCGCCGAGACTAACATTTAACGCATTTGCGATTTTATTAAGCGATTGCTCAGTAAAGGATTTTTGTTTTCCTGTCTCAAGGCGTGAAATATTTGCCTGATCGACGCCAACGGCATCAGCCAGATCGTTGATTCTCATTCCCCGCGCAAGGCGAAGCTCTCTGATTCGGTTTCCTATGTTCATGTGCCTATTTAATGGCTGGTTTGCATGAAACGCAAATTAACTTGCGCAATCTGATTGCGTGAAATAATATGCGCATTACGCAACTAAGGAGGCGAAAATGCATTCACCATTAAGAATATTGCGCATGTCGCAAGGGAAAACCCTAAGTGAAGTTGCTTTAGCTATTCACTTGGATGTCGGAAACCTAAGTCGCATCGAGCGCGGTCTTCAGGTTGCATCACTGGATGTTGCTGAGCGATTAGCAGTTTTTTTTGAGGGCGAAATCAGTGAATTGGAGATTCTTTATCCTCAGCGCTTCCAGAACGACACCAAAACTTTATCAGCTACTCCGGCAGTAGCGAAACCACAGTAAAGAGGGCTTAACCGTGGATCAGAAGCACTGGCAAGTAGAGAAGCAACCGGCATGGCTGGTGGCAGCAATCAAGAAGACGATTTCAAGTCTTCCGGGTGGGTACGAGGAAGCAGCCGAGTGGCTGGGCGTGACAGAAGATGCGCTGTTTAACCGCCTGCGCACTAATGGCGACCAGATTTTCCCAATGGGTTGGGCGATGGTCCTGCAACAGGCAAGCTGCACCAAGCACATCGCTAACGCGGTCTCCCGTCAATCAAACAGCGTTAACGTCCCGCTGGTGGACATTGAGGATGTTGATAACGCGGATATCAATCAGCGCCTGATGGAGTCGGTTGAGTGGATCGGCAAGCATTCTGCCTACATCCGCAAGGCAACCGCTGACGGTGTGATTGATGCGGCTGAACGTGAGCAGATTGAAGAGAACAGCTATCAGGTAATGGCTAAGTGGCAGGAGCATCTGACGCTGCTGTATCGCGTGTTTTGCGCCCCAGAAAAGGTGAACGCCGCTGGATTGCAGTCCGCGGCGCTCGGTGCGACTAAATCAACGTGTGTGGAGAACTAATCGCGTGATCAATTTAACCAGAAAATCAGGATTACCGCAATTCCGTTGCCTTCCCTCAGCTGGTGGCCGCTTCAGCAGTGAGCCGCTGCGGTACGTGCTTAATGTACCAGGCGTCAGCGAAGAAGTTAACCACAGCTTTCTCAGCTGGGCTGTGGGCTATATCAACCAGCAACTGAAGGATGCCCGATGCGAGAGCTTGACCGAATCTTCCGAGATAAGCGGGGCATCCCTGTGCGGGTCATTCGCTGGGAGCCAGAGAACGACCGGGTTATCTACCTGCGTGACAATTATGAACATGGCGAGTGCTTCAGCTCTCTCGAACGGTTCAATCAGTACTTTAGGGAAGTGAGGGGCAATCATGAGTAGAACGTTCGATATTATTCAGTCCATGTCTGGGCAAAAAAATGTGATTGTCATCCCCCGCCCATACCTGAAGTTTTTTCGTGGTGAGCAGCAGGCTCACGCCCTTGCGGCGGTGCTTAACAACCTAGTTTTCTGGTCTGCGTTTGGCGACGATAAGGGCTGGTTCTATAAAACCTATGAAGAGCTTGGTGAAGAAGCTGGCGGGCTGAGCAAAGATCAGACTGAAAGGCTGGTCAAAAAGCTCGTTAAAAACCATCTTTCGGATGCCATCCATACATGCGTAAGGAAAGTTAACGGAACGCCCACCATGCATTATAAAGTTGATGGTGACTCCTTAATTTCCTTAATTTTCAAAGATCAATTGGAAACCGCGAATTCACGACTTCCAAAACGCGAAGTCGCGACATTGAAATCGCGAAGTAACGATATTGAAACCGAAGGATCGCGCAATCTTGGAAACCGTGAAGTCGCGGAATCCTTTCTCTATACAGACGTTAATACAGACTTAAACATACAGACTAATAAACCCTCTTGTCAGGTTGCGTCGCAACCAGACGATGAGTGGTCAATCGTTCATCGCTCTCGTGAAGTTTTACGCCACCTGAACAAAGTTACCGGCGCTAAGCACACCGAGGCTAAGTCATCGATGGGCCACATCAAATCCCGCTTGAAAGACGCATTCACGGTGGAAGAGCTTTGCCTGGTGGTGGATTACAAGCATGTCCACTGGGAAGGCACCGAGGAATACCAGTACATGCGTCCAAAAACGCTGTTCATCCCCGGCAACCTGCCTGGCTATCTCCAGTCAGCGACCAAATGGGATAAGGCCGGTCGCCCGCCACGCTCTGAGTGGAATGCCCTGAAGCGCAACATGCAGCGGGATATCACTGTGATTCCTCGGCCTGACAGCTCAGTGCCTCACGGCTTTCGCGGTTAACGGGGGACAAATCATGATCAACCACGAATCAAAAATTCTTGAACTGATTACCCGTAACGGCCCGCTGAAGGTCCGCGACCTCTGCAAGCTTACCGGCCTGCATGAGACGTCAGTTAAGCGCTTTATCAAACCGCTGTTCACTAAGGGTCTGCTAAAGCGTGCCAGCGACTGGAGCTACTCGATCAACACCGACCCGTTGCCGGTTGAGAGCGAGAGATACAGTCACAAGGCGAAGCTGGCCGCCGAACTGGAGAGTAAAGGGTTCTGGCTGCGTGCAGCTCAGGTATGGCGCGAGGCAATGCTGGTGGCGAAGTTCGACGCCTCACGCAACGAAGCCAAAGAGAACTGCGACCGCTGCGCTGTGAAGGGCTCACTCAACTGCGGCAGCTATGGCGGACTCGATACCGGCCGCATCATTTCAGCCAGTGTGAACAGGGATTTGTTATGAGAGCGCACCTGAAAAGCCACTACCAACGCAATGAGATTTTCTACCGGGCCATCCCCACAGCTGTAGTGATGATTGCCGCCCTGATTTTTGTCCTGACATGGGAGCTGACCACAGCATGAGTACTTTAGCGCGCATTTACGACGATAAGAAAAACAGCGACACCGATATCACCACCCGCAAAACCTACCTGCTGGGCGTTGATGAACTCTATGTCGAAACCAATTACAACATCCGCGATATCGATCAGACCCATGTTGAAGAGTTCCGCGACGCCTTTATCGCTGGTGAACATGTGCCTCCGCTGGCTGTTAAGGTCACTGAGAAGGGAATCAAGATCATCGACGGCCATCACCGGTATTACGGTGCGAAGCTGGCACAGGAAGCAGGCTACACGCTGCGCCTTGAGTGTAAGGACTTCGTGGGTAGTGAAGCTGACAGCGTGGCATTCATGGTCACCAGCAGTCAGGGCCGCGCCCTTTTGCCGCTGGAGCGTGCAGCAGCCTATCAGCGACTCGTTAATCAGGGCTTAGAGCCAGCGGAGATTGCCGCCAAGGTTAAGCGTTCTATCACCGACGTTGAACAGCACCTCCAGTTGCTGACTGTTGGCGAGCCGCTGATTGAGATGGTGAAGTCTGGTGAAGTGGCCGCAACTACTGCAGTAGCTCTGCAGCGTGAGCATGGCGTGAAAGCATCATCGGTGGCGCAGGAGCAGATGCAGAAGGCAAAAGCGGCTGGCAAAAAGAAACTGACCCGCTCAGCAGCCATCGTATCGCCGGTAAAACTGCGCGAAAAAATCCGTGCAGAGCACGCGGCATGGTCACAGGAAACGTTTGGCGACGTAGGTCCAGTCGGCCCTCTGAAGCACCTGGCTAAAGAGGCGATGGAAGCAGCTGAAGCACCTGACGACCTATCGGAATGGGCTGACCTTCAGTTTCTGCTGTGGGATGCCATGCGCCGCGCCGGTATCACTGAGGAAGAGCTCAATGCCGCGATGGAACTGAAGCTCAGCGTCAACAAGGCCCGCAGCTGGCCCGAACCTAAAGACGGTGAGCCGCGTGAGCACCTGAAATCTTATAGCGAGGAAGCAGTTGAGCCTGAGAAAGACTATGGCGATGACCTGCCATTGCTGAAGCACGAAATCCTTGAGAAAAGTGGTGTTGAGGTGTGGGCCTGCGTTATTGCCGCATTCAAAATGAAATCTGAATACACCTACAGCGAATCCAAGTGGGCGCATACATGGGCGGCAGACTCCGTTGAGAACCCTACCTGTGTGACCGTGCCAGCAGAGACGATTGCCAGCGCCGTTCGTCTCATCAGGCAGCACCAGGATAATCTCGAACTGAAGCTGTGGGTCTCCGAGCAATATGATGATCCCGAGCTGGCGATTGAGCAGCTGCAGCGATTCTCAGCAGTGATGATAGAAGTTCGCCAGGATAGGCCATGCACGGTTCAGGAGTTTATAGAACTGGTGGAGCAGACCGACCGTGATTGCTGGTCAAACATCCGCATGCTGCGTCAGGCAGTTAAGGAAGTGGTCGGTCAGATAACTATTCAAAGCAGCAACACTGTGGCGTAAACGCGCCTTTAAGGCCATATGTACGGAAAAGATGCTGGCAACAAGCATCTCGCTTCAGTAACTTGTTAAGGACCGTAGCGGGTTGCAAATGATGTCATATTTGATTGAAAAAAAAGGTTAAAGAATAAGAAAATATCATGAGTTGAAGATAATTAATGGCTATATGCTATATAGCCATTAAATCAAATGATTTTTACAACCACTAGTTGTTTATGTAAGGGAGGATCGTTCTGCCTATCTCAGTTAAAGTGCATTGAATGCCTATGCCTCGTAGGAAATAGGCTTCTATTAATCCAGTGCTTTCTAATTCACTAATCGAGTGGCTTATTCTTCTTGTGATTTTTGGGTTGTCTATTTTTTTTATTAGGGCATATGCTTCAGTAAACTCAGTAATCCATTCAGATGTTACTTTTGAGCCGCTTGCGTTAATGCTGAGAGGTCTTATTGTTGGCCATGAATTACTGTCTGATAATATAGTTAAACATTGAGGTGTTATTTTTTCTATTTGACTTAAGGCATATTTATGTTCTTCAAATAGCTCATGGAAGCTATTGTTGATTATATACCGCAAGGCATTAGCGAGATGCTCTGAAAGTCCTCTATCTGGCGGCGTATCGTCTAAGATTCGAAGTATCTTATTGAAAAGAGTATTCCCTTGGGGGTTAGATAAAAATTCTTGTAAGTTTTTTAAAGCTAGTTCATTTGTGTCATTTTTTTCAAAGTATTTTGAAAGCAAGTGCTCTTTCTTGGCCTCTTTTATTTCCTCATCTACTGATTCATTCCATTTGATTATTTCGGATATTACCTCGCCGACTTTGAATAGACCGAGTAGTTTATCCCTTACAAATTTCTTTGTATGACTTTTTGATATGTTTTTCTCTTCTTCTTCACTTATCTTTATAGCTTCAAGTCGCGATGCTAGGGTTTTTGATTGTGCATTGAAATAATATTCCGGGGTCGTAATTATTTCTGCTCTATCTGTTTCTATTTTAGGCATTTAATCAAACTCCATTTTATGTTCATGAATTTTAATCAGAACTAACTGAGTCGAGTTTACATTTCAATAATTATGATTTTTGAATTAGGTAAGAGAGGTTAAGTTACTACCAAAGCCAGTCAGTGTGAAAGTCTTTTTCATAACTCATCATCTCGCATGACTCACGATTTGTCTAACTAATTGAAGGTGATGTTTAAACCGTCTTATTCATACTGGTATATGGGCCAAAGGCATCCGGGAAAAGATCTTCACTGTAGAGCGGGGGCAGGTCACCAAGGGCTGTAAATCTGAGTTGGTAATCAGTGGGTTCCAGCCAGTGATGGCACAGGTCCGCAACTGGTTACATAAACAGTAAATTTGGTTATAGTACGTGGTGTACTTACGAATTGCAGTCGTTGGTACAAAGGTTGGTCCCGTTCATTTGCAGATGATGGGGCGGGGCCGGTTAAAAACAGTGTGTGGAGAAGAAAGCATGAATCAGCTTTTAGTGATTGATGGGGTTTCCGTTCGTCAGGACAACTCCGGCCGTTATTGCCTTAACGATCTTCATCGTGCAGCAGGCAGCGAACGCCGACATGAGCCTTCCTTGTGGCGTAACCTTCAACAGACCAATGAACTCGTTCAGCTTTTGAGCGATACAGGGATTCCTGTATCGGTAATTAAGGGCGGAGTGAATCAGGGTACGTTTGTGTGCAAAGAACTGGTCTACTCATATGCGATGTGGATCAGCGCTGAATTCAGTTTAAAAGTAATCCGCACGTACGATTCTCTGGCATCTAAGCCCCCAGTAGTTTCAATGCCAGAAGAAGTGCAGGCCAGCATCATCCTGCTTGAATCAGCGTCCCGGATGCTGAACTTCTCTAACTCATCAAAGCTTGGCGCATATCAGAAGATTCAGCAGCATTACGGCATCCCTAACATGATGCCTGCTTATGCCATTGATGCACCTGTTGATGCAAAAGATGGTTCAAGCCGTTCCACGCTTTCGCTTAGTGCTCTTCTCAAGGCAAATAGTATTCGAATGAATGCAAGCCAGGCTTATCGTCAGCTTGAAAAGTTGGGGATCGTTGAACACAAAAGCAGAGCAAGCCGTTCAGGCCCTGACGGGGTGAAGCTATTCTGGTCACTTACGGCTAAAGGCTGCATGTACGGGAAAAACATTACCAGCCCTGCTAACCCTCGTGAAACGCAGCCCCATTTTTTCGAATCAAAATTTGCCGAGCTTCTCCGCCTGCTCGACACTGTGCATTGAGGTGACCGTGAGAGCACTGCTTACACCTGAAATAGCGCCACGTACAGGAATTGTGCTGCTTAAGCCGGGGCCGGAGCTTCTGAGGCTTTTCAAAGGTCGCGTTGTGATCAGCACACCAACACTGGATATGGCGGACCTGCCATCAGGACGACTGAATGAAGGCACCCAGCCGCTGCTTGATGAACCCTCACTGATTCCCTTCTTCAGCCATGAACGTGTGATAAAGACCGCTGGTGGGCCAAATGCGCTGGCATCCTTCGTCCAGTCTTTCAACTGCTGCCAGTGGGAGCGGGAGAAATTGGGCGTTTGGCATCACCATGAATTTACTGTGTCAGAAACTGAAAACGGCCTGGTGTCACTTTGCTACAGCCACGATAATGAGTTCAGGGAAAATGGTGTTCCTGGCAAGGTTGATAGCATCGCAAAGAGTAACACCACTCTGTGGATAATCAGGGCTGCATGCAACCAGATGGCATTAGCAGGTGACCATCAGCTGACACTACCGGAATTATTCTGGTGGGCCTCGCTGAATGACCTGATTGATTTGATACCGGAGGCACCAGCGCGGCGCGTACTGCGCATGCCGAAGGAGGTTATCCAGAGCGGCGAACTGAAAGAGGCCCGCATTGTTCCAATGCGACCGGCGTGGGAGGTTATTCAGGATGCAGCGCAGATCGTCAAAAAGATAATCAGCCTCCATGCCGACCCGGAATCACCAGAATCATTCATGAAGCGGCCCAAGCGTAAGCGCTGGGAGAGTGAGAAATACACACGGTGGGTTAAGTCGCAGAGTTGCGCATGTTGCGGCATTCAGGCGGACGATCCTCATCACATCATCGGACATGGACAGGGAGGAATGGGAACAAAGGCCCATGATTTATTTGTGATACCGCTTTGCAGGGCGCATCACGACGAGTTACACCGCGACCCAAAACTTTTTGAGTCGAATTATGGCAGTCAGGTTGAGCTGCTATTCAGGTTCCTGGATTTCGCGATTGCAGTCGGCGTTATCGGGACAGATAAAAAATAAAGTGTGTGGAGAGGATTAAATATGCGTGACATGTCACAGGTATTAGAGCGCTGGGCGGGCTGGGCGAAATCGGACAGTAGCGGCGTGGATTACTCATCAATAGCGGCAGGCTTTAAAGGCTTATTGTCACAGGATTCAAAATTAACGCTCACCTGCAGCGATAATGACGGATTAATCATTGAGGGATGTCTGGCACGGCTTAAAGAAAAGCGCCCGGATGAGCATGCGATAATCGTGCTGCATTACTTTTTTAATATCTCTAAGCGCACCCTGGCAAAGCAGGCCAGGCGAGATGAGAAGATAGTGAGAATTGAGATTCAGATGGCTGAGGGATTCATTGAAGGCTGCCTGGCGATGCTTGATGTTCGGCTGGATATGGATGCCGAACTGACGCCGAAAAAAATATTGAAAAAACCTCTCACGCGGTCCGCATTTTCCTTAGTAATCTGATAAGGTCGATTACCAAGCAGTGCAGCTTATCTGCTAAAAGTCAGTTCCAAATGTGGATTTCAAAAAGCCTCGCGAACTCACCAGTTAGCGGGGCTTTTTATTTGCTCAAAACCGCTATGGCGGATAAGTAATATCCCTAAGCTATTGCAAGCATTCACCTCTTTGCACCTTTGCCTTACTCAGCAGAAATGATGTTTTAGGATATAACTGTAACGATTAACTGTTAGTGTCAGAGTGTTGCAGCTAATCCCCCTAAGCGGTGGGGTGCAAATGGTCGCATTAGCATAAGCTGTGTGTTGTCTTTCACGAGCCGGTTTGACCATTCAATGGCTTACCGGGAGGCACCTGGAGCTGCAGCTTTAATTCGATCACATCCGCTTGGCGCTCATATTTTAAGGGGTGCTTAAGGTGTGGTTGTCTTAATCTTTCACCCACAGAACAGATTTTAAAATTGGTCGCCATTAGAGCGGCCTTTTTTTCGTTTTTGCGCACACCAATCAGTCTCCACACACACTTTTGACACCGTGGTGTTGCGCATCTTTCTTATGACTACTGACAGCACCTGCCAATTAATGGAGGTGAGGATGAAACGCATGCCGGACAAAGACGTTGGGTTCTGGGCAAGCCTGATTGCCTGGCTTTACGCCCACAAAAACGAAACCGGCTATGCGGGGCTTGCCGGAGTCATGGCGATTCTTAGAGCCACTTACGTTGGCAAAGACGCATGGTCACGCCGCCTGCTTGATGCTGCGATGTGCAGCGTATTCGCCTTCTTCCTGCAACCAAGCCTGCAGGTGATCGGTTCGGTGTTCAACTGGCATTTCAGTGAAGACATTACGCGGGTTGCTGCGGTCTTCCTTGGCTTCCTCGGTGTGGATTACGTATCAACGAGGATACGCCGTCAGATAGATAAGCGATTGGGAGACAGTAATGCTGACAGCCAGTAGTTTTCAGCTCGCGACCGGCGTGAGTAATGCGCTGCGTGATGCATGGTTTCCTCATATAGCGGCAAGCCTCTCTGCGTTCCAGATAAGTACGCCATTGCGTCAGGCTCACTTTCTGGCGCAGACAGGGCATGAGTCAGCCGGGTTCCTGAAGGTGGAAGAGGGGCTGAACTACAGCGAGAACGCGCTTACGGCAATGTTTGGTAAGCGCATCACCGCTGAGCAGGCCCGCGCCTATGGTCGTAATGCGATGCATGTGGCTAACCAGAAGATGATCGCCAGCATCATTTACGCAAACCGTAAC